GGGGGTGGGGTTAGGCGGCGTATAGAGTCCAGTTGGCGTTGTTCCATAGGTTACCCTTTTCTGCCTTCACGGTATCGACGGTTCCCCGTTTCCGCGTGAAGCCCCTGGCTATGGGGACACCCTTGTGAGGTGCGCATACTCAGTGCCTTTTCGGGGTGAACCCCTTCGAACGCCACAAAACGCTCGTGCCTCGTCGCCATTTCGTACGGCTGGCGACCTCTTCGCGCTTTACCCACAGCAGCCACGCCGGGAAGACACGCAACGAGTTCAGGACCGTTCCGGGGGTTGCCCGGCTTGTGAAGGCCCAGCGAGCTATGGGTCACGCTCATCTGGTGTTTTTGTTTCCCGTACGCTTGTTGAGGCCGGGCACTCGGATTGGGGTTCATTCGCTTGCGCTCCACTGTGCGGTATGATAGTACCACTGCGTGCCTCGGATGATCTCCAACCAGACCGAGGATTTGGGGCTTCCCGACTTTGCAGGTCGGGGGCCCTTATTCTTTGTGGGTGACACCTCCCGAGAGGAGACGGTCCACAAAATCGACGCCTTCGACGTACCAAGCGGACAGCCACAAAAGGGCACTCCCCGCGAGACGGAGGGCAAGCCCGAGGCCAGCCAGCGGCAAGGCCACGGGGATAAGCAGCACCAAACAGACAAAACTGACGAAGCGGCAGTTCACTCTGGCACCCCCGGTACTGTGTCGATCAGATGCCAGTGCGTTGGGTAGAAGCCGACCCCGGTGGGTTCGTCGCGGTAGTCCACGCACTCCCACTCAGCGCCGTTCCAAATGACCTTGGCGGTGTATCCGTTGGCGGCATCGCCCGCGAAAATCACGCGGTCACGTGGCGCGTAGTCCATGTGGTTCCAGCAGTAGAACTCGGACGGCAGGCACTCAGCCCGCGCGGCTGTCGCAGCGAGCATGGCGCGATAGCGCGTCATGTCGTGAGCAGAGTCCCAATCCTCATTCCCCTCGCACCATGCGTCGAGAATGACGCGCGCCAGCCCCACCGCTGTCTCAGCCCGCGCGCGATGCTTCCCTAAAGCCACGCAGGCGGCGTCGTAGGCATCCTGCGTCGGGGCATGCTCAGTGCCGCCTTTGACCGCAATCGCGTCGTCCAACGCCAGCCTGCGGGTCGTCTCCCGGTCGAGGGCGGCCGTTGCGTACTTCAGGTCTTCCTCAAGCCGAGCCATTACCGACAGAAGGAGTTTGGCGTGTGCGGCGGTGAGCATGTCGCCCGAAATGCAATGGTGCCCAAGGGCAAGCACGGCATCTTTCTCCGCCAGTGACATGGTGGTGTTCATTTGCTGAACCACGCCGCTGCGATCATCACGCCGAACAGCAGCGCCATGCCGCCCGCCATGATGGCGAATGGCACGACCACGAGGTGAAACCCCATATCCTGAACCAGTTGTTCACTCACTTTTCGGCGCTCCAATCCGGTACCTGATTGACACTATAACCGGTACCCGTTACGGTCAATAGCAGGTACCCGAAAAATTGAGGGAATTGACGAAATTGTTGGAAGCCGCCACAACCCACCGCGTGGGACGGAAAAAGGAATTCGATGAGCAGATGCGGCTCTCGCTTGTGGCGGGGACTATGCAGCGCATTGACGCCGTGCTGGCGGATGGTGAACCTCGCCTCGACATGATCCGCGAAGCCATCGAGCGGGAAATCAAGCGCCGGGAGCGCGCCAAGCCATGACGCCAGACGAAGTGTACGCTGCCTATAAGCGGTTGGTGGAGGACTTCAACACAGTCAAGCTGGCGACCCTGTCGCCGGAAGACAGGCTCCTCACCATGTTCACTGACGCGGTTGAACGGGTGGCGAGAGAAATCCCCGCGCCGAGCCATCAGGCGTCCCAGCTTTTCAGTATGGTCGTGGCGGCCCGTAACGAGCTTTCCCGGCGTCAAGCCCAGTCCTCCCAACCCGCGCGGCCGAGCCACGTGGATAAGTGAGGAATGAACTTCCCATCATCCTTGAGCCGGTACGTCCGGGTATCGATCTGGGATTTCATGTAGGCTTTCGCCCCGGCGATAATCTCCTCAGCCGTCGCCGTAAGCTCCATGTCCATGTATTGCCCGGACGGCTTGTCCAGCGTCTTAGTCTGGAACCCGCCGCGAACGATGGCGTCGAACTTCGCGCGGGCGACAGCCTTCCCATCCTTGCGCGGCCACGTCGCCCACAACTCAGCAAACCTAGACGGTTCAGCTACAGCAGTAGGTTCAGCAAAGAGGTGGAGGACGTTGGTCATTGTTGGGTGATCCTCTGAAGTTTGATGCTACCGTTCCGCCCGCGAGCGCCAGCCACTCGCCAGCCGCTATCTTTGAGCAAGGGACGCAGTCGGTGCAGCGTTACGGAAATGACGTTCTCCGCGCTCGGAGGCCCGCCAGACGAAAGCCTTGCGTAGACGCGATCGGCGATGGCCTGCCGGGGGAGCCCGCTTGGGTAAACCTTCGCAAGTACGTCAATGATGGCCTCGGCGGTCGGCTGGCCCCGCAAAAGCGCCTTGAGCCCGCCAACCGGCACAGCACCAGAAACAGACTGGCCGCAACATGGACAATCGGTCATTGCACCGTCCCTCGCTTCGCCGCCCGCTGCAACATGGCCCCAACGGCGTTTTCGCTGACGCCGAAATACTCCGCGAGGTCTTTCAGCAACGCCCCGGACGCCCGCATCTGCTGCGCCTCGGCAATCTCGTCTTCGGTCCACTTGGTAGCGAACGGGACGCGGGCGCGCTTCGGTCGGCTCGGGCCACGCGCGCGGCGGGCGATGATCTTGGTGAAACGCTCTGCCGACTTACCGCTCTCGTACCGCTTGACGGCACTGAGAACAGCCGACGCCTCGTAGCCCCAGAACGTGCAGATGGCCTCGTAGGTCATTCCCTGGTGGCTGCGCATAAGGCTCATGAGCATCGATCGGCCGTGCGCCAGTACCAAGCCGCGCTCCCGCCCCATGATGTCGCTCTCGCCAATGCCGGTCTTGAGGGAGACGAAGCGAAGCAGCGACTTCCAGCTAGGCTTGCTGATGAAGTCGAACGGCACGGGCACCACCATGCGCGCAACCGGGGCTTCGCGCGGCGGCGGGAGGGACTGGCGACGAACGCCGCCCATCAACCTTGCCCGCACTGCTGCATAGTGTTCCGCCTGCCCGGCGAACGTCGAAAGATCACTCATGGAGCACACACTTTCTGCCGATCCCCCGACCGGCGTAGTTGGGTTCTAGATAGGGCGTATCTCGACGCGCACGGCTCCGCCTTTGACGGGTTCGGAAAACGCGTAGCTGCATTGGAATTTGTGGTCGTCCACACCGAGCGCGTCGGCTATTCCATCGCGATAGGCTTTGAATGCTCCGATGGCATTGTCGTCATCGCGACGGCGGCGATCTGGCGGGCAAAAGGTGATAGCCAGTTTCGCCCCGGTCCAGCCCTTGCGCGGAGGCCCGACAACCTCTCGGGTGGTCCAATAGGCCAGCGACCGCGCGTAGCTCACCGCCTTCGCCTTGACAGACCAATGCACGCGCGCATTCGGGCTCAGCGGCTTCGCAGGCCAATCGAGGGTCACGACGCGCGGCGGCATAGCCAATCCGGCGAAGAGCCCGGCTTCGACAGCAGCCTGGAATGCGGCTTCACTGGACATGGGACCACGTCCTCCCGGAAAGCACTCCATAGACTGCCGCTCTCGACACTCCGGCAGCTTCGGCAATTTGCTTTCGGCTTACACCGGCAGCGCACCTCTCGCGGATTAGCCGGACAACCGAAGCAGTAAGCACTGCTCGGCCATGCCGCTCCCCGCGAGCCGTGGCCCCGTGTCGCTCCCTATCGGCCGCATTCTCGGTCTCTGTTGCCCACCGGAGGTTTGCGAAGTGGTTGTTGAGCCGATCCCCATCCCAATGCGCGGGAATGTGATCAGGGGAAGGTCTTGGCCCGTGCCAAGCCTCACACACAAGCATGTGCGCGCCCCGATTGTAGGGCCGCCCCTCATGGCGCAGGGCGTATCGCCAGTAGCCATAGGCCAGCTTGCCCTTGAGCATGCTGCCAGCCGACCGTGTGCGCGATTGCGACCGCCGCCTAACGCGCCCGTCCTCAGACACTTCATAGTCCGGGAAGCTCGGGCTTGTCCGCCACTCGCTCATGCTGCATCCCCGTCGAGAATGGAAAGCTGTTGGGCCGTGGGTTGCGAGATGAACAAATCGGCCTGCCGCAGCGATGCCTCGATGCGCTTGCAGGCGATGTCGAAGAACTTCGGCTCTCGCTCGATGCCGGTGAAAGAGCGGCCGGTACCCACAGCGGCAACGCCAGTGGTCCCGGACCCCATGAAAGGATCGAGCACAGTTGCTCCGCTCTCCGCCGCCACTTCGACAAGGCAGCGCATGAGCGGTACCGGCTTCTCGGTCGGATGCTGTTTGCGGGTCGGGACTGGAAAGGAGAGAACGTCTGTAAACTTGGCGGCGTTCTTCGCGGTCTGGGCCTGCGCCAGCGCGACCACGTTGTCTCGGGAGTACCGAGCCTCTGCGATAGCGGAGTCGAAGTCTTCCCCGAGGTTCAGGAGGGCCTTGAGCGGTACCGACTGCTCTTCGGTGGGCAGACAGCAAGCCTCTTCCCAGCGGTAGCAGAGGCCCGTTTTCTTGCCTCGGATAACCATGTCGACGCCACCGCGCGACAGACCCGCCCGTTCCCGTCCCTGCCGAATGAGGGAGGCCACGGCTAAGGTCTTAGGCTCGACCACGCTCCAGGTCCGAACGGGGTGGCAAAAGTAGGCGGACTCGTAGCTGTAGAACAGCCCATCATCCGCGATATTTCCGCCGCCTTTGTTCCAAATCACTTGGCGCACAACCGGGAAAATGCTATGTAGAAGGGGACTTATCGTCTGCCTTGTTCTCTCACCGAAGAAGAATACCCCGGTGTCAGAATGCGCCCGGACCTGAGCGAGCCACGACATGGTGAACCGAGACAATTCCTGCTCGTCCATGTCGTCCCACTCTTCGTCTAGGACGCCATAAGGAGGGTCGGTTACGCAGGCGTCGAACTTGCCAAGCGTCGGCAGCACCTCAAGGCAATCCCCGAGATACACCTCGACGCCCTCCGCCAGAATTTCGCGTCGGAACGTCATCCCATACCCTTCTCTGATAGCTTGAAGGTTGCACCGAGAGAGGCGCGTAGAAGCTTGCTGGTGGTGAGATTGAAGGCGGATGGGGAGCGGTAGCGCGACTTACGCTTGAGGCGCACAGCGTGAATGCGGAGGGGCCATGCTTGGGAGGTCATTTCGCGCCTCCTGAGACGATGAACGCGATTTCCTTGTTCGCCATCTCCAGAGCCGCCTCAGCCTTCTCCGCGCGCCCTTCCCAATGCCGCATGTATTCGGCAACGCTCGGGTTTCGGATGGCGACTTCGATGACGCCAGAGGTCGTGAGGGTCTTGAGTTCGGACGCCTGACTTTCAATCAAAGCCTTGGCATTGCGGACGGCGCAATCGAGGCATTCGGAGGCCCGCTTGTCGCCTTCAAATTGCTTCCGGCATTGCCCGCAAATGCAGTAGTACCCACCAGGCGCATATCCCCCGAGCGGCCACGTTCTGACTTCGACGCTAACTGGACCGTTGTCGCTCATTCCGCCCCCTCTCTTCCGTGAGAGGGACGCGACAATCTCAGCCCCGCTTTTTTGGCCTGAATTTTCGCAGCCAGAGCGCGAGCCTCAGTTTCCAAATCTTCCAGAGTGTCATCGCCGGTGGCCCTCTCAATTGCGATCTGGTGCTGGAGTTTCGTCACCTGGCGCTCGCACAGGTCAATGTAGGCGGCGCGCATGCTGGCGAAGATGCCCACGTCGCACGTCTTGGCCCTGCCCTTGCGCAGATGCTCGATGGTCCAACGTCCTAGGCCGTACTGGCGTTCAAAGGCATCGTAGGAGAAGTCGAGTTCTTCCGGGTCACGCACACCAGCTTCTAGAAAGCCGTGGATGCGCCGGGCGTAGTCACTGGCTGCTTCAACAGTCATGGGCTGCACCAAATGCTCGATTTTCGGGGACTTCATGTTCGGCCTCTCGTGGTTGTCTGTGGGCATCGAAGCCCGAGACACAGGAGAGGGAACGGTGAGTTTTAGGCAGATCGGCCAGATAGCTTTGGACGGCGTTGATGGCGCTCTGCTTGCGAGAATTAAGAGGCACACGGAAGCGACCGGGAGCGCGATGCTCGACCGGTCGCCCGTGGCACCGCTGACGTTGGAGGGAGGAGCCCGCCAGCGGATGGGTGAAACTGGAAAAGTGACCGGGGCGAACCCCGGCCAAGTGAACAGGGAGGTCAGTCAAACAGAAGGGCAAGAAGCCACTCTGCAATCCCTGCGGACCATCCGCAGGCGCAACTGCATAGCAAAGCCCCACGCGACCAGCCCCGTCGCGGCTATGCAGTTCCGTCTGATGATGGAGTGGACCCGTCATGCGAGCCAGCCCAGCGCTTGAGCGAGGTTCAGCCCGGCGAGCACCAGTGCGACAGCACGCAGGGCAATGATGGTGTCGGAGTCGCGGGTCATGCCGCCGCTTCCTTGCACCGCTGGCACAGACCTAGGTTCGACAGCCCGCCGCACCGATCAGTATCGAGGCAGTCAGGATGCGGCTTGTCGTTGAAGGTGATGCGCTTGGGTTTGGGAACCGAGATTTCATCAGCTGCGCTCTCGGCGGGCGCATGGTTGGTTTCGGGAGTGACTTGGCGCTGATCCCCGCCAAGGGCGGCCCCATCATGGGAGCCATCATCGGACTGATGCCGGCGATCGAGGTTTACAAGCTCAGCAGATGCTTCGGACTCATCAGAGCCTCCATTGGTGGTTGCGGGGACTTGATCCGCCGTTTCGGGCGGAAATTCTTCAATGATTTCTCGTGTACGCGCGCCGCGCGCTGCGAGGCCCTGCCGGATGATCCCGAGGAAGCGTTCTGCCTCGGCTTCGACGGCCTCCGCCTCTTGCAGTTTCTCCGGCTCGGTCCGGGCGATCTTAACCGCCAGCTTGAGCGACTTGGCGAAGTCCTTGCCGTGCGCCTCGCGGGCGTTCTCGAAGAAGAACTTCTTGTCGCCCTGAGCGGCGTCTACCGCATCCTCAAGGTCCATGAGTTCGGCGGCGTAGGCAGCGATGGTGTTGTCACCGATGCTCATGCTGCCTCGCTCTGGCGCTTGGACCGCTCGGACATCATGAAGGCCCGCACGGCCATCTCATTCTCAGGCCAGAGACGCCCCGGTTTCCCGCGCACCCCGACGCTGCGAAGTCGCTCGAACAGGCGACCGTTCCCGACAGCGCGGCAGAAGCTGGCCTCGCTCATGCCGGTCTCTTTGAGAAACGCTTCAATGTCTGAAAGCAGAGTGGTCATGCGGCCTATAATGCACGCATCTGCGGTTGCGTCAAGTGCCCGCACGAACGTGCTTTGCACGCATATGAATTAAGTTAGAAGTGCGCCCGATGAGCAACGAGTGGCGCGCAAGGCTTTTGAAGGCGATAGAGAGCGATGGGCGCAGCCCGCGCGCCATCAGTCTCGCGGCAAAACTTGGCCCGAACTACCTCGCGCAGATGATCGAGCGCGGCACCGCGCCAAGCACGCCAGCGCTCGTTGCCCTGTGCAATGTACTAGGTATCAGTGTTACCTATGTATTCACGGGCGCGCACATGACGCCCGACCAGGAAGAGCTTCTCCGCCTTGCCGCCGAGATGCCTGATCGTCAGAAAGACCTTCTGATTGAGATGGCCCGCCAACTGCGAGCTTCCGAGCAATAATAAGAACTAGCCCCGTGTTTTCTGGGCTTAGTCGGGCAATCTCATAAGCCAACGCCGCAACGCGTTCCAACTCCCCATACCCCCCTTCGCATGATCGCTTCTGTGGCCCCACAGCGAGTGTTCTACATGCGTTCTCATATGAGAGGATAACCCCGAAACCACGTCAAGCGTTGTCACGGGGATGTTCTCGCAAATTAATGCACGCATTTTCGTGCAGCCCTGTTGACGTGACCGCAAATGCGTGCGATGGTCTCCCCATACAACGGGAACGGCACAACGCCTCCGGGGAGACACGAGATGACCTTCAAGCACCAGACCGAAAGCTACCGCACAAAGAACGGCAAGCGGTTCGTCTGTGAGGGCGACGTGCTGGACACCAACGCCGGCGATCTCCGCGAGCAGGCTCAGACGATGGTCAAGGGTTTCCGCGCTGCCGGCCGAGCCGCCTTCTTCGAGAAGCACGATGGCGGAAACTACTACCGGGTCTTCGCGGAAGTGCCCACCGCCTAAGCCAACCAACAACGGGAACGGCGATACCGCCACCGGAGGATGAAATGACGACCAACCGACCTCTCGCTCGTGTCCGCTCGTTCGGCGACCTAGCCGACTGGCAGTCGATCAACCTGCTGTTCGCGAATGCCGGCTTGGAGCCGCCGCCAACGCGGTTGCGCGACGAACTCGTGACCCACCTCCGGTGGGCGCGGTGGGGGCAGGAAGTCTCCGACAACGCCGACACGGTTCGCAGCGCGCGGGCCACCCGCCCGACCTACGGCGACACTCACTACGAGACCTGACGCCCCCCGCCTGAAGTCCAGCCACCCTCTATTGGGAGTGCATGAAAAAATGACCCTAAGAGACGATTTGATTGCTGCGAAGGCGCTGATCGACACGCCTGAGAAGTGGTGCAAGGGCAGCTACCACAACAGCGGTGCGCACGACGCTCATTGCGTCATCGGGGCTGCTCGCGCCATTGCGCCGTACTATGCCGGCAACCGGCAGCAGTTGCTCTTGGAAGCCATCGCCGGCTCCCTGCCGCCCCGTCGCCGCGCCAAGTACCTTTGGCAGTGGAACGACGCGCCAAGCCGTTCGCATTCTGAAGTCATGGCCCTCTTTGACCGTGCGATTGCCGCTGCGGAAGCGAGCGCATCATGACCTCCCTCACCCAGATAGCGCGCCGGGCTTATGACAGGGCAGTAGATGACCTGTTCGATGCGCGGGACGCGGGCAAAATCAGCCGTGTGGATGCATCCGCGAAATTCCAGGCACTGACTGCCGCCTATCAGACGCGCAAGGAAAACATGCGCCTCGCGGGCTTCTTGCGGCGCAACCGCATTGACCAGATCATCGCACGAAACGCCCCGGAACACAAGGCTTTGAGCCCCGGCGAGACGGCCCAGCGCGAACTCATGACGCAGCTTTTCGACGGCCTCGCCCGCTCCATTTCCTCTAATCGCGCAGCCTGAAAAGGACACATCCGATGAGCGCGGTCCTTCAGATCGACATCGACAAAGATGCGGCGACCAACGGGGAATATTCCGGCGGGTCCACTCGCAGGGGGCGCATGCGGGCCCTGCTCACAGACGCTTTGCTCGACACGCTCACCAACGGCGGAACCTTCACCTGCGTCGTAACCAGTGACCGCATCGTAGCGGCGCAGCACGTGGAAGCTATCGGCATGGACGAAGAGGACGCGCCCGAATGACCACTCTCAGCTTGGACGACATGTACCGAGACGAAGCGCTTGCACCCTTCCTCCGCCGCTACCGAGAGGCCGCCCTGCGCGAAGTGACAGCAGCTAACCGCGACAAGCTGTTTCGTATTGCACAAGCAGTCCAGCCAGCAGCGGCGATAGTCATAGAGGAGCAGAACAAGTGACCGAATGGCAACCGATTGAAACAGCGCCAAAGGATGGGACGGTCGTGCTGCTGTGCCGAGTTACCGGACGGCGCGGGCCTGAAGTTCACCCCGGCGCATGGTGCCCAGACGAGGTCGGCGACGGAGACTATCCGTGGCTGTTCTGGGAAAAGCTGAACGCCTCTCAGGTCAAGCCGAACGGCTGGGATGCTGACATTCCGACACACTGGATGCCGCTGCCCGCCCCTCCTGCTCTTGAGGAGGCCAAGTGATGGACATTGCAGCACTCAAAGCATCTGCGGAACTAGCTACGCCGGGGCCGTGGCATGTGCAGCACGACGATGAAGTCTGGACCGACCACTATGTCGCGGGGACCAGCTACCACGAACCTGACGCCCGTTTCATCGCCCTCGCCAACCCCACTTCCATCCTCTCAATGATAGCTCGTTTAGAGGCTTTGGAAGAGGCGCTGAGGGAAGCGGAGGCGTTCAACGCTGAGCATGGCGACGTGGCCGCCACACTGCACCACGGCAACGCGATCCTCGCCTTCTTCCGCGCAGAGCCCGTCCAATCATGAACCACCATGCACCATTGAGGCAGGAAGTCTCTCCGGTTCGGATGGAGACAACCCATGACTGACCATTTCGATCAGTGGCGGCGCGCCCTGGCTGGGGAAAAGGTGCCGATGCACGAGGGCGAACCTTGGTGCGGGTACTTCGCCACGCAGGACCGCAAGAGCACGGTGAAGGCTGCGAAGTGGCCGAAGATCGCATGTGCCATCTGGCGCGATGCGGCGGGCAACCTGCGGGCAGAGAGAGCCGGTGAGCCGGTGCCGCCCGATTGGCTTTGGCCGTACTGCGCGAAAACCCCGATCCCCTACGAAACTTACGCCTATTGGCACGAGCACAAGGCATGGCCCGAGGAGGCCGAAGCAGCATGAGCAACATAGCAAAAATCGAACCGCAGCGCCAGTCTTTGATCGCCAACATGGCCTCAGAGCGCAACATGGAACCGGCGATTTTCGCCAAGACCGTGAAGGCAACCTGCATGCCGGGCAACGTCTCCGATGAGGAGTTCGCCGCCTTCCTGATGGTCGCCCACCGCTACGGCTTGGACCCGATCACCAAGGAGATTTACGCCTTCCCCAAGAAGGGCGGCGGCATCCAGCCAATCGTCGGCATCGATGGATGGTCGAACCTTATCAACTCGCATCCGTCCTGCGACGGCATCGAGTTTCACGACCAGATGGACGACAAGGGTGAAATCACCGCCATCACGGCGCGCATCCACCGCAAGGACCGGAAGCACCCGACGATGGTCACCGAGTACATGGCGGAGTGCAGGCGCCAGACGGAGCCGTGGCAGAAGTGGCCGGCGCGCATGTTGCGGCACAAGGCGCTGATCCAGTGCGCCAGGTACGCCTTCGGCTTCGCTGGCATCATCGACCCGGAAGAGGCCGAACGGTCGCCGGAGGTCATCACCGAGACGATTGCGCCGCCCCCGCCGCCCGTTCAGATCGCGGCGGCCCCTCCCCCGCCACCGCCACCTAGCGAGCCCGATCCGTTCGATCCGGTCGCCTATTTCGAGCAGCTGGAGGAAGACCTCGCCGTCGCCAACTCCGCCGACACGATTGATGAGGCGTGGGACTTGAACGACCCGGAAGGGACGCTTGAGGGCGACGAAGTGAACATGGAAATCGCGCTGAAGATGAAGCAGCGCCACCTCAACCGCGTAGGAGCGCCAGAATGAGCGAACGCATGGACCTACTTGTCGCCCGTCCCTACGAAAAGGATGGCGAGGAACGGACGTTCTTCACCAAGATCGGCACAGCTTGGCCGATGAAAGAACGTGACGGCTACAGCCTCACATTCGACGCGCTGCCCCTGCCCTCGATGAACCGAGAAGGCAAGCTCGAAACCCGCATTCTGATGATGCCGCCGAAGCAGGATGGCGATGCCCCGCCCGCGCGACAGCAATCGGGCTCAGCGGGCGGCTATGGGGCAGCAAAGGACAATTCCACTCGCCGCCCTGCCGCGCAGTCGCCAGCCTTCGACAGCGGCGGCATGGACGACGACATCCCCTTTTGACCCCAGTTCCCAACGTCAGGGCGGCGGGCCGCCTAATAAGCGCCCGCCGATAATTCGATGCCCACGCTTCTCGACAACCTCATGGACAGCCTCGCTGTAGAGCGCATCGCTGACCAGTTCGCCAAGGCCGAAACTCCCTCAGAGCTTATCCGGCTCTGGTGGGAACATGCCGACCCTTTCGAGGATGGCAGCAGGCAGCGCCGGTTCTTGCTGGCGGCCTATCAGAAGCGGCTTGGGCGGCTCACTGGTGCGAGGGCGGGATGACCGACAAGCAATCATTCCGCCTCGTCAACGACAGAGTGCGCGCCAATGCCTCTAGGGCGGTCGCTGAGGCCCCTGACGACTACGTTGTGACCATAGCCCCCAAGAAACGCACGACCGACCAGAACGCGAAGCTCTGGGCCATGATCGGAGACGTTGCCCGCGCGAAGCCGGAAGGCCGCCAGTGGACGCCTGAGACGTGGAAAGCAGCCTTCATGCATTTCCTCGGGCACCAGGTTCAATTCTGCGAGGGGCTGGATAACTCCGGGCCGTTCCCGCTGGGCTTCCGTTCCTCGCATCTCACGGTGCGACAGATGGGCGATCTTATCACCTGCATTCAGGCCTATGGCGACCAGCACGGCGTCGAGTGGACGGATGCTGGTTATGACGAACGGAGCGCGGCATGACCCAGAAGCCCGCGCCGAAGTCGGCAAAGCTCATGACCTACGCGCCCAAAGATGGGACGATTATCGACCTGTGGAGCCCCTACTGCGGCTGGGTCAAGGATGTCTGGTGGGACGAGACGGACGGCATCTGGGTAACTGCTTGCCCTGCCCCGTTCACCGGCTGGCGCCTGTCGAAATATGAGAGGGCCGCATGAACCTGCGCGAAGAGCCTATCCGGTCGCAGAAGTACCTCAACGGCTCTAGGGACCAGCCCTGCTCCTTCTGCGGCCCCACGTGCTGCGCTGATGAAGCGACCACCGTGCCGGCGCACATGAACGGCGCGGCCTTCGGCAAGGGCATGGGGATGAAGGCGCACGACATCGCCGTCCTAGACGCCTGTTTCACGTGCCACGCCTACATTGACGTAGGGCACGGCACCAAGCCGCTGATGAGCGATGCAGAGTTCTACTGGCACCTGCTGCGCGGCGTTGTGCTGACCATGGTCAATCGGGCACGGCGGCAGATCATCATCGTCCCGCTCGACCCCGAGTGCCTGTCCAGCGAGCGCCAGGTCAAGCCTCGGAAGCCGCGTGAGCAGCGCGCCCGCGTTCCACACAATCCCGACCGGAAACTGCAGTCCAAACCCGTATGGCCGCAAGGCCGGAAACTTCAATCACGAAAGAGGGAGACCACATGAGCGACGAACCGACGACCAACCAGAAGATTGCAGCGCTGCTGTTGCAGCAGACCTATGACGAGCGCCGCGCCTTGGCATCCGAATTTTGGAGCCGCCAAGACGATTTGGAGAGTGATCCGACCACAGAGGACTATGCCTACTGGCTTGGCGAATGGGCGAAGGAGAACCAGCCATGACCCTCACCATCAAGCCGATTGTCGGAATTTTCGCGGTCGCCGGTCTGTCTATCATCGTGACTGGCTGCGAGCCGTTGGAGGCTGTCCTGAAGGTCGCCAACAATGGCCAGCCTATGCCGGGCGGTCCCTCTCCATCCGTAGCGGTCTACGTTTCTCCTACCCCGTCTGTGGAAAGGGTGGAAGTGGCTTTGGAGACAGTCGCTGCGGCAGAGCCGTGCGTTGTTCCGGCCCATCTGTTCAGGTCGATGCAATGCGACGAAGGCGGGCAGTTAATTCCCATCCGGTAGCCCGCGAAAAATCCAGTAATTCGGGGTGCAAATCACCCTTTCTTATAGCCTGAAAGCCCCGGAAATGCTAGGGTTTTGATGATTTGGAGCGGTGAAAAATGAAGATCATATCAAGAGGCGTTGACCCAAGAACGCTCACGTATCAGGCGACATGCAACCGCTGCAAAACGGTGGTGGAATTTACCCGCGACGATCCCGAGGTCAAGTACAACAATGACCAGCGGGACGGTGACTATCTCTCGTGCTCGTGCCCCGTCTGCGCGGACATGATCACCGTTCAAGTGAGGCGCCCGAAATGAGTGACCGGATGTTCACCGTGCTGTTCGCCGCCTTGGCGTTCGCGACATGTGGGGTGTTCGTCTACGGGTTTGGCGTCGTGCTGCCGCAGGTGATGCTTGAGGCTTTAGCCGTTTATACGGGGAAAGAGCTATAAATGGATTTGGGACCGAAAGGTCGTGAGACGGTAACGAGGTGGACCGGGGATGGCTACCCGGTGGGCATGGCAAACGCACATGCTGATCAATCCGTCGCGCCACGCAAGCTGGTGGCATTGGGCCGGATACCTACGGGAGAGCGAAAGCCTGCCGGAGTCGTCGCAATGCCGGTGCAGAGGGATAAACCACGTACTCCCTCACCTTCCCTTATTCACCTCGACAGGTGCAAACCATGACCGCCCTCGCTTTCGGAATTTTCGCGATGCTCTGGCTAGTCGTCGGCGGGTGGGCCTTTCGCAAGCTCGGGGAGAGCACCGACAAGCGCGCAATCGGCGTTCTGTTCGGGATGTGCGTCCTACTCGCGCCGTTCCTCGCTGGCATCGCAATCGCCGAAAGGTCGCCCAAGGCCACCCTCCCAAACACTCAGAAGGAAGGGACATGACAATGATCAGTGAGGACTTTCTCGCGCTCGCAAACGAAGTTCTGAGCCGCGCCAAGGCCACCGGCCCGAACCCAACGTCGCAGCGCGCGCTCGAACACATCCTGTCCGAAATGCTCTCCCTCCGCACCTCTCCTCCCCCTTCCGGTGAAGCTGGGGAGGTGAAGGTGAAGCCGCTGGTTTGGGAACGCGAAGAGTCCGACTGGTGGGTTGCGCAACCGCCCGGCATGATTGGCGGGGGCGGCTATGAAGTGCGGCTGACCAGTGCGGGAAGGGTTCGCGCGCGCTGCGGGACCGAGGACTGGTACTACTTCGACGGAACCGCCGATCAAGCAAAGGCAGCGTTCCAATCTGACTACGAAACTCGCATCCGTTCAGCCCTCCTCCCCACCATAAAGGAGCCTACCGATGGGTGAGCGCCTGACAAGAGGCCCGTGGGGCCAGCATGGCTCAATCGAGATGAACCGCTATATCCAGCCGGTAGGGCCGCGAAGCCGTCGCCGCTGCAACTGCGGCTGCAAGCAACGCTCAACCCACCTTGGCATGGCGAATGGCGTCTGCCTTGCTGAAGGCTGCGAACTTTCAATGCGCAGGTGGGTGAGGGACCCACTCCACAGCATCCGGCTCAGGTACGCCCGGAAAGCCGCTGCTCTGGAGCGCCTGCCATGAAGCGCATCTCTAAATACGACATCCTATACGGTATAGCTGCTGTTATCCTGGTGGTGGTCGGGATGGCGGTTTGGCCGGTGGTGAAGGGGTGGCTGAGATGGTAGCCCCGGCGAAACGCATGCTCACGGCGGACGAAGCGGCGGAATATTGCGGCTTCAAATCAGTGAACGGCTTCAAATCCTACGTCGCCGTTCCGCCTGTCAACTTCGGTTCTAATGTGCGCTACGACAAAGAGGCGCTTGACGCCTACCTCGATACGCTCCGTCAATCCGTTCCCGTCAGAGGGTTCGGGGAGATGGAAGATGCGGGTTCGGGTCGTGGGCATTAAGGAATACCGGGACCGGCATGGAACGCTGCGCCGGTACTATCGACGCAAGGGCGCGCCATCGGTTGCCATCGACCTGAAACTATCCGGCGCCGCGTTGGCCGCCGAAGTCGCCCGCCTCGATGCGCTCCACTTGCCCCAGAAGGCAAAGGCCGGAACGCTCCGAATGCTGATTGCCGAATATAAGGCAAAATCAAACCATTGGCGAGCATTACGTGACCGAACGCGCAAAGATTATGAGCGGGTTTTCGCATGGTTGGGGAAGGAAGTTGACGCGGCGCTTGTGACGATCACCGCCCCGGCTGTTGCCAAGGTGCGGGATCGTGCGCGAGATCAGCACGAGCCGAAATTCGCCAACCAGGTAGTGACCAGCCTCAAGATGGTGCTGGCCTATGGCAAGGAGTACGGCTTCGTCAAAACCAACGCAGCTGACGGCATCAGCAAGGCGACGGGCGGGAACAAGCGCGGCAACCGCCCCTGCTCTCCCACTGAGGCCAACACGCTGATAGACACAGCTCCGGCGCACCTGAAGCCCGCAATCGCCGTGGCGATCTATACCGGCCTGCGGCTTGGCGACGTGGCGATACTGTCCAAGTCGGCGGACAAGGGCGCGTTTATGGAAGTCGTGCAAGGGAAGACGCGCAAGATCGTCGTTCTGCCTGTCTGTGAAGACCTGCGCTGGATACTCGACGGCATCCCGAAAAACGATAGCACCACCATCTGCGTCAAGGATGATGGGAAGCCTTGGACCTACGAAGGGCTCAAGACGGCTTTCCAGCGCCACAGAGACGCTCTGGTGAAGGCCGGGCGCATTGACGAGGGCGTGACGTTCCACGGCCTGCGTCACACGCCAGCGACGATCCTAGAGGCAGCGGGCTTTGACGAGACGCAAACCCGTCATCTGCTCGGGCATGGGCCGAAGTCGGTTTCCGGGCTCTACGGGATGAGCGCCGACCGTCGCGAATTGTTGCGGAAAATGGGCGACGTGATCCAAGAAACCCTGCGCGAGTCGCGCGGCAATGTGGTGCAGATGGGGAACGCGAAGTGACTACCCGCCCGCAATATGTGTCTAACCACCACTATGCATTTGGTGCATGGAGGTCAATTATGTTAATGTTTTCAAGCGAGTGCCTGGCAGGGGCAGAAGGACTTGAACCCTCGACCCTCGGTTTTGGAGGAGTAGGTGTTCTTAGCCGCCTCAATGCCTTGGCGCTTCAAAAGTGTCTACAGCGTCACTGATAAACCACAGGAATTACCCCATGGTGTCTAACCTTTTGCATGCGGAAAGCGCCCCAAAGCCGAAGTACGTTGCGACCTATAACGACCGTCACGGACGGCCACGCGTTTACTACCGCCGCAGGAACTACCGGGTGGCGCTGCCGCCTCTGGACTCGCCAAGGTTTATCCGCGAGTACGGCCATGCTGCCGCCAGCGATCCCTACAGCAAGCCGGACAAGATCATCGAGCGAGGCCGCCCGACCTTCGTCTACGTGCTCGACTGCCAGGGCTTCACCAAGATCGGGGTAGCAAAGAACCCCGCAACTCGGATGGCGGGCCTACAGACAGGCTCCCCGTCAAAGCCGACGCTGGCTCATGCCCAGCGCTTTGACACTGGCAAGCAGGCTTTCCGTATCGAAGGGCTCCTGCACCGCAGGTTCGCCCGATACCGCACCCACGGCGAATGGTTCGCCATCTCGTCAACGGAAGCTGCGGAAGCGCTCCGCGAAATGGCAAAGCGCGACCGTAAGGTTGCCTAACCCCTCCTCACAGCACTGTTCATGGAGAATGAGAAAATGGCCCGAAGGCGTAAGGGCCCCGGCCCGTCCAAGCGAAAGCGCAATCACAACTACGCCAGCAGCGGGCTCCGCTATCATCCCAAGCGGGTGGCTAAGGGCCTGCGATCTAGGAGCGGGTCAAAGAGAGCGCGCGGGAATACTGTGGGGGCATGACGCCTCGCTCCCTCGTCTTCACCCTTACCGATACGTTCTGAGATAGATTTATAGCATTGGCTGGGGAAGATGGACCGGGCGAAATCGGGGCAGTTTCGGAGCGCGGAATGTGGGGTGGAAACTGCGAAAAACCCATGTTTTGCTAGTGTTTCCGGTCAAAAGAGACTACAGTATTTCAACGCTTCGGCAAAGGGAAAGCGGGCATGAGCACCGACTATTTTCTGATCTCTGAAACCCACAAGCGGGCGGTCATGGTTGGCTCTGATGGGGTGAGCGGGCCCAAGTCTTGGACCGGAACGCCCGAGGTTGTCGAGTTCGTCCGCTGGGCCATCGAGGACTTCGTCAAAGACGTGCGCATGGTCGATGAGCACACGCTAGACGTGCTGTCAGGCGACGACTATTGGCCCGGCAACAAGGTTCCCTCCCCCCCTTCTCATGGATGAGACAATGAGCGAGACAGCGAAAGCCGCCGCAGACTATTCCGCCTTCGTCCACGGGCTCATTGATCGCTCGCGGCAGGATTTGGCCGAATGGGAGTCCGCCCGACTAGCGGAGGCTGCCAAGCCGCGCCCAGAGCCGCTGAAAGAGATGTACGAGGGCAAGTTGCGCGAGGTCGTCAATCCCGACCGGCAGGGCTGGTGGCGTTTCCACGAGCATTATGACCGCGACGGCTACTGCGACAATCCGGGTCGGGGGTACTGATGCGCTTCCCTCCCTACCCCACAGACATCCTATCCCGAGCTGATGCTCTACTCTCCAGCAAATACCCTGATGGGATTGTTGATCCAGCACTCGCGATATTGGTTTGCTATGCGATAGTGGAGGAACGGGAGCGGTGCGCGATAATCGCGGAAATGCACGAGCATCGCGGCGAAATCGCCAAGGCCATAAGGGGAACGGAATGAGCGACGAAGAGCAGACCGAAGCCGAGAAGGCCCTAGACGACCTCTACTCTCATCTTGACGCCTATGGCGCTGGCAAGCGCACAGCCTATGTCATCGAACGCCTGATCGACGCCAAGGTCCGCGAGGAACGTAAACGGCTATATGCCGTGATCGAGGAGGTTCGCACTAGCCCCCAGTGGTCAGGGCAACATGCAGACTGGATTTGTGATGCCATTAAGGCTTGGGCGGAAGACCCGAACTGACGGCCCGCTCCTCCCAAGCCTGCCGATCCACCCACACCGGCAAAGCCGAACACACCCCTGCAATAACCACTATAGCCACTATCCCGGCATAGAGGATGAGATGATCGCGAAGGGTCATGGAGGTGGTTCCCTCTCGTGGATTCGAACCACGCTCTGCGCAGTCAAAGTGCGCGGTCCTACCGCTAGACGAAGAGGGAATGGTTCTCCATCGGGGATTCGAACCGCGATTACCGCGTTCAGAGCGCGGCGTCCTACCATTGAACGAATGGAGAGTGGTTCCCGGCGCTGGAATCGAACCAGCCTAAAATCGACTTAACAGGTCGCCGCGTGCACCTTGCTCGCCTGCCGGAAGTGATTGCTGTGGGATTGGCACCGGCTCTGAGAATCGAACTCAGGCTTTCGGGTTTGGAGGCCGACGCGCTACCATTACACCAAGCCGATACGGGCTTAGTGCGTCACCAATTTCGTTGGTGTTGGAGGTTGGTCTGGGCGGCGGGGATCGAACCCGCGACTTCCGCATTCCGAGTGCGGCACGCTACCACTGCGCCACGCCCAGCCGGGGCGGCGTCAGATGGTCGGACAGCAATTTCGGAACGGTTGCTCATAGGCAAATCACTAGCAGGTTCGGCGGAATCCGTCTAGTGTTCTCTCAACGTTCTACCCGCTCCCAGCAGGCCCGAATAACCCCGCGATCAGTGTGCGCCAGCTTGGAGAAAGCCCCGCGCGAGAGATCCATCCCGCGCCCGTACTTGGCGAAGCTGCCAGTGTCGTTTACGCGAACCGTGACCGACTTTCCGCCGCTGGTGACGCGGTAGGTGCCGAACTGAGACTTGCGCGGCATCGCGGCTGTCAAAGCCCACTGCCGGAAGATTTCACCCGAAGCGGTGCGCCTCCCATCGTGTTCCTCACCATACCACGACGCCGTTCCGCAGGCAGCTAAAACCGGGGTTGTGAGCAAGAAAAAGGCGACCCCAAGGATCGCCCATGCGGGAAGGCTCGCGATGAGAATGCGTTTCACTCGGCGGCCTCCCGCTTCTCGGCTTCCGTCTCGCGCCGCAGATAGGATACGTCCCGGCCTGTCTCAGCGAGCTTCACGGTGAGGACTTGGAGCGCGGCCAGCAATTCCCGGTTCGTGCTCTCTAGGGCGTCCATCTGCTTCTGGTCGGCGGCCCGATTGCTCTCGGCTACGGTCAACCTGGTATCGTAGTTCTGGGAAGCGGCGGCGAGCGGGGCGATTTTCTCTTGAATGTCGCCAATAGCCTTGGCTTGGGCGGTGTCATTTCCGACCAGCACGAAATACCCTGCGATGCAGGCAAAGGCGATAAACCCGATCTGGATCAGGTTGCCGAGGGTAATCTTGTTTTCGAAGGTCCATTTCGGCACGTTAGGACCCCGTAAACAGCGTCAGTGTGATGATGGGCATAGGCTCTAGCTCCTCTAATGGGGGAGGTGGTGCTTAGACCCGGCAGCTTGTTGACGCAGGCTGCTGGGTCGCTCGAAATTGACGCTGTGAAACTCCCCGGAACGCTTGGCTCCGAGGCGGTGAAGGCGTATATTGGTGGGTGACAAGGCTCCGGTCCCTGCAATGCAAACCAGTCCCGAGCACGGGGCGATCCGCTAGGCCAGCGGGCGTGGAGCCCTCTTACCTCTTCCCCAGCATGTCAAAGATAGTCCTGACACGCTTCCCCTTCGGTGGCTTCTGAGAGGATCGACGGACGGGTTTGGGGTCTTCGTGGACGTACAGGCCATCGTCTTTCGAGCGACGGCCAATGAAGAACAGCCCTGCCCCAAGGGTCAGAACAGCGAACACAGCAGCCTTGCCCATCAGTGCCCCGGCAATCATGCCAATGACGACGCCAGCGAGTAGCACGAGGATAGCAGATTGAGCGTCCAGCCAGCCAAGGCCGCAGTCTACCGGAGCGCCGACACAAGCGAGGGCTTGAAAGAACCCGCTCATGACCACACCAGCCCAAGGGGCAGCAGCAGAGCAGCGGCGATGAGATACCCGATGGCGACGAAGCCGATTGCGGCAGGTTCAGAACGGACAGCGGCAACCTGGCGGGCGAAGTAGTAAACGAGGACGACCGTTGCGGCGATCTGGAGGAACAGTGTCATTTCGAAAGCCCCTTACGGAGCCGGGTAATCTCTGCCTCGGGGTCGTCTTTGAGCACTGCCGGACGCCAGCGAATAGCCAGATTGAGCAGCAGCGTGCCGAAGAATACCCACTTGTGATACTGCGGCGGGAGCACCGCCAGCAGCTCGGGCGCAGCGAGCAAATCGGGCAGCAGAAGCATTGCCGAACCGATGGCCGTTACGACCCAGTTGCGCCACCGAAGCAGCGCTTCCCAAAGCTTGTTGAGCATAGCGAATTTCCTTGGTTCGAACCAGCAAAAATGCTAGGTTTTGTCGGCGTTACAGGGGGTTTTGGATGGCCGCGTTTCTGGTATTCGTCGGGATCCTCGTCTTCTTCCTCGGCTGCAGAAATTGCGCCGAGGCCGACGAGCATTCTCCGGTCATGTCGCTGCGCAGCATTGCTGCCGGGCCAGCATTAGTCGCTGCTGGTTTATTGGCGGCCATGTCCGGGATGATCCAGCTAGTCGTCTAGCCTCACCACCACGGCGAAACAATCCCCGTAACAGCAACAATCCAGTCCCAAGCTGCTAGGACGATGCCTGAGACAGCGGTTGCAGCGAGGACGATCCACCCGGCAGAGTTGGGCTTAGTCGAAACCGGCTCAGCGGGCTTTGGAGGGGTGACAGGGGCGGGTTTGACGGACAGGGCTTCCAGTGTTTTCGGACCAGCGAAGCCATCAGCAGTGAGGCCCTTGGACCGTTGGAACTCCAGCACCGCAGCCTCAGTGCCGTAGCCGAAGATGCCATCGACGGTGCCGACATAGAATTTCATAGCCGCAAGCTTGTTCTGGAGGTCAGCCACAGCCGCGCCGCGCTCGCCACGTACCAAGACGCCATCGGCCAGCGGATCGAGGTCAGTCAGCGCCGCAGCCGATCCGTAGTTGCCGTTCTGAAGCAAGTCGGCCTCCTCCTTGCGACGACGAACAAGGCCCGCGAGCTTCTTGCCCTTGGCAGTCGTGCCAGTGTTGCGGAGACGGTCGGCAGCTTCGCGGAGGTCCATGTTTCTGACCGCCGCAGCCCACTTCCACTTGAGCGAACCAGTGCCGAGGTTGTAGACTGGCGAGGTCATGCCATCGAAGACGTGCTGGCGGACTTTGTGAGGTGCGAGGAAGTCGTTGACCGCCTTGCCGTACTCCTTGGCGCAGATGTAGATCAGCGCCGCGTCCGCCTCTTCGCGGGTCATCTTCGCGCCTTTGGCGAACGGCACACCTGGCTTGTTCTTCGCCCACCAATCCCGGAACGCAGCCGAGCCCCAGGTGAACCCGATACCGATGGTCGGCACGGCCACCGGATCAAGATACCAATGGTCAACGAAGCCTTCGTGCAGGCGCAAAAAGGTAGCGCCCTCCGGTGAGAGGTTCATGTGTTTGTCTTTCGATGTGGGGAGGGGGTAAACGACCCGGTAACTTTTGCAGCGCCAGACTGCGCGCAGCCCTCGAAAGAGGGTCAGGAGTGGGCAGAGGCCATATCTCTGCTCGCTCCGCTTTAGGCGTAGCTCAGAACGTCGCCTGGGGTGACGGTGATAGCGTCAATAAGCCCCTGATTGGTTGCAGCATTGCCGGTCGCCACCGGAGCGCCGGTAAAGTCGCAGCCGATGATAGTCCCGGTCGGAACGGTGGCGAACCACCAGAACGGCTTGCCGTTGGCGAGGGACGCGACATACTGCCCCTGATTGCCTGCCGGGGTGGTGACGTTGAAGAGTTTGATCGTCGGAATGCCGTCAATCAGAACTTCTTTCTCAAAAAATACTTTGGCCACATGTTTCTCCATGGTCAGATCACTCTCTTGACTTCGAAGTTGAGGTTAGGAGGGTTGGTCGGCACACCTTCGAAGTCGGTTGCTCGGATGATGAAGTACGCAGTGTCCTTGTCGTCATCCTCGACATACGCACGGACGGAATTGCCATCATAGGCGAGCACGATGTAGTCGGTGTCCGGCTGCTCATGGACGAAGAAGCACCAGATTTCGCCGTCGCCGAAGAGAAAGGCTCCCGCCAGTGCGGCGCTGATCTTCATTTCGGAGACGTCGCCGTCCGTGATCTTGACTTGGCCCATGGCGATGAGAGAGGGGACGGTCGGCGCCCCCTCAACCGCATTGCCCCACTTGATAGCTGCCATGTCCTTAGCTCCACTGGAACACGATGCCGGTCACATCAATGTCTTTGTTGTTGAGTGTCTTGAGCCGGTACTTCATGGATGAGCCGGAGGGCTGCGAACTGATCGAAACCGTGCCTTCGTACTGCTCCACGGTGCCCACCGGGTTGCTGACCAATGCCAGCGTTACCGCGGTCCACGTCGTGCCGCCGTCGCGGGAGACTTCAGCCGTGAAGTCGGTGTTGATGGTGATGGAAACCTGCGGGTCGATAAACACAGCCACGCGGGCCTGCGTTGGCACCGCAGTCGCTGTGAACGCATTGCTCACCAGCGTCATATTGTTGATGGTGGCGTCGTTGTTATAGAACTCGACTTCCGCGACGTAGAACTCACTGCCGCCACTGGTCAGCAGGACGCGATGGTAGCGGTACGCTGTCGTCGTCGTGATCCCGGAGGTGTAGTCTAGGATGATTGCGTTACTGTCCGAGACGCCGGTGGCTGAGTGCAGGTCAACGATGCTGGAGCTAAAATTGTCGGTTGAGCCTTGCAGTTTGATGTCAAAGGTAGCGGCCGACGCAAGCCCAACATCGCTACTGCCGTAGACCTTATACCTGCTGATTGTCTTGGTATTGCCGCTACCCCAGTCCTTGCCGATGAACGCCGGGGACGTATCCTTTCGGGCGGTCCCCGCACCAACAATAGCACTCGTGGTGCCATTGAAGGCTGCAGCGTTGCCGCCACCCACCGTCATGTCGCCAATGACCGTGCCTGTGGCGGCGGAAATCATCGTTGCGCCAGTAGATGTCGGCGAATAGAGGTCGTTGCCGCTGTCGTAGCTCTCGTTCGTAGACGTAGCCGTGTCCACGTCCGTTTCGCTATCGTAGGCGTCTGCGATGCCGCCAACCATGTTCAGGCGAACGCCCTGTAGATCAGCGATGTTGAAGGCGTTGTTGTTGATGTTCTGGATGAGCGAGGCGAGGTTCGCGGGGTTCACCGACAAGGTTGTCGAGGATGCTGCAAGGGCCTGGGCATTGGTGGCGAAGGTGCCGCCCCCGCCAATTGCCGTCACGCTGACAACAGAGCCGTCCGCGATGAAAATCAGCAGATCACCCACCGCAGTCGTGTAGTTGACCGATGTAGACTTGTTGACGATCAGCGAGGCCGATGCCGTGATCTGGAAAATACCGGTTGCGCGAGCAATCCGAATGGAGCCAGACGCCAGCGTGACCGCCGTAACGGTCGTGGTGCCGGTGATGTCGATGCGCGGGCCGGTGGCGGTGGTGAGGTTGATCGTGCCAGCCGAGGCGATGTCGGTGCCTTTGGCCGTCAGCCCATCCCAACCGCTGATCTGCGACGTGCCGCCAGTTCCGCCAGCCGTGACGGGGCGAGCGGCGTTGAGGTCGGTGATGAGGTCAGCCAGGAACGCATTGTATGCGGCGCTGAGAATGGTGGTATTGGGCGATCCCTGCGTTCCCGGAGGAACGTCATATACGCCGCTGCCGTCTCTTGGCATGGTTGTGTCCTATGTTAGAGGTGGCGGTCGTAGTAGGTGCCACCGAGACTGTCGGTGAAGCTGCCGCTGTAGGAACTGGACGGCATCACGCCGCCGCCTTCGCTCGTGTAGCTCGGCGTGTAGTCACGGTAGGCGGGGTTCGCCACGCCGTTCGGGAGCATCGGCGCAACTGAAGGCGCTGCGACCATGACGGGGCGGCGGGCCTGTTGTGGCGGCGCTGCGACCATCATAGGGGCGCGCATCACAGCGGAGCGCATAGCCCCCAAGCCGGGAACGCCCGCCATGCCAGCCTGCCCGCCGAGTACACGGGACATGCCGGGCGACATCTTCACCCCGTAACGGCCGGTATCTGGCGCGCGGATCGGGATGATGGTGCCGGGATTATCCTCGATGTTCGGGCGGCGGCGGGGCATTCCCACGGTCGCTTCATCAATGGCCGAAAGGGCCGCGACGATTGGCGACTTCTCGCCATAGGCGAAATCGTACTCGTTGGCCCCGAGGCGGGCCTGATCCTTGCCCGACAGTATGGAGCCGTTGGGTTGCCCGGCCATCATCACCGGGGATGCTTCCGAGCTACGGCCGGGGCCCCGATTGGCGGGGCCGGTAGCCGTCTGCACCGAGCGTCGGGTGCCATCGGCCGCAACCATGATGGGTGAGCCGGTGAACGGGTTTACGCTGACCGATGGACGGGAGTAGACGTTCAGCCCCTCTTCCGTGACGCGTGAGACGCCACCAGTGCCAGATGACGGGAACACGACATCGGGGCCGGTGTTCGATGGGGCAAAGCTGGGGTCCACCTTGAAATGGGAACCAGCAATCATCGCCTCCACAGCTTGAAGCTGTGCCGGTGTCAGTTCAGCCATTTATTGATGCTCCGTCTTGTCGGGGCGGTGAACCGCGCCTATGTTCGCGCGATGCCAGATTTGCAAATCGAGCCCCGAAAGCATTCGAGCCTCTACGAACTCAAACCCATGAGCCGTTGGTGGTTGGTTTTGGCGCTAGTGCTGTCCGGCCTTTGCGTAGTGGGCAACGGCTGGTCAAACCCGGTGACGTGGGCTTTGTTGTTTTGCGGGTGGATGGTGGGGTTCGCTATGATCCTCACCAACCCAAAGACTTGGCTTTCGAAGCTAAAGGACTAGTCGCGCCTGCCTGCGATAGCGGGGGCGCCGCGGCTCATTAGAGCTTCAACAACGCCGCGCTGCGGCCCCGCTGCCCATTGATTGCCTGCCAGCCTGCGCCCGGGGCCTGACAGCAGGGCCCGCCCGATAGCGGCCGGCGCGAGTGCCCCTGCGGCAGCGCCAGCGAGTGCCCCCATGCCGAGCGTGCCGCCGCCTCCTATAGTGGCCCCGATAAATGGCATTGCTGCCTTGACCGCTCCGATAGCAGCACGCGGAGCCGTACCGGACTGTGGCAGGGGCGTCATGGTTTGCACGCCAGCATTGGCTAGTTCGGTGAAATCATTGTTCCCCCGGGCGAACGCTCGGCGGTTCTGGTTGATAGCTGCGCCGCGCAACTGTGCCGGGGTTATGAGCCCGGAGGCGGCGTTCTGACCTGCTGACGTGACTGCGCGTTCCACCACGAGGAAGTTGCGATAGGCTCGGCGCACATTCCGCCACGCTTCCAATGCTGGCCCGCCTAGGCTGCGTTCAACGCTGTCGTCTAGCGCGTCCTGTAGGTCTCGGAGAGCCGCCCGGGTCGCGGGATCAGCGCTCTTGCTGAGGCGGCCTAGCGTAGACCTAACCTCCTGATAGACTTCTCCAGTGATGCGCCCACCGTTCGCCCGGGCGAGGTCGCCAAGACGATTGACCATGCGCTCAACAACCGGAGCCGGGGTGGCGGCTGTGTCTACATAGTCCGCAGCGACACCGAGCAGGTTGTTCTGAAGCGTGGGGTCAAAGGGAGTATTGGTAGAAGCGGCAAGGTTGTCGAACTGGTTACCGATAGCGTCATAGGCGGCGTCGATGACAGCGGGTTCGGCGCGGTTGCCATTGACCCCAATGCGACGGAGAACCGAAGCGGTAAACTCTTCCGACTGGCGCTCCATAAGAGCATCAGCGGCGGTGCCCCCAAGTTCGGACTCGGCATATTGCAGTTTCTTGCTGCCCGTGCGCTGCCCAGCCGAAAGGGTCACGCCCTCCTGTTGCATCACTCGTGCCGCCGCATTTTGAGAGGCCGATGCTGGGGCTGGGGTGACGAGGCGGCGTGCTGCCGCGCCGACATACGGGGCAGCAGCACCAATGGCCCCGCCTGTGACAAGCCCGAGGGCAGCGCCAGGTAGACGCTCATCGTCCTCTGCCGCCCCAGCGCCATAGGCTGCACCCTGCGCAGCGCCCACGCCAGCCCCGGACAATGCCCGGGCGCCTAGAGTAGCGCCGCGACCAGCGATCTGCCCGCCAAGGCCCATTCCGGTTGGGATCGCGCCCGCGACTTCCGCAGCGAGCGACCCGATGGGGTTGACGCGGCGTTCGTGATCAAGGGCGTTGCGGCTTTCATCAATGGTGCGTGCGTACACGTCACCAAAGTCTTTGCCCTGCAATGCCCCAATTCCGCCCTGCACAGCGCCGCGAAGCTCATCGCCCCATCCGAACGTCACGCCCTGCACGAATGGATCTAGGAGGCTGCTCTGCGTCTCGGTGAACTTCGGGTCGCTAACCTGTGGCAGCGTCTTTCCAGCCATAGCCTGATCGCGCGCCCAATCGGCGTATTCGCGAGTGCCCGGCTTCATCGGCGCGTCCACTACGGGCGCTTCCTGCCATTTGCCGCCACCGTGCCCTTGCTGGACAACGGGTGCGCTTTCCCAGTTTGCCATCAGGGTTTCTTTCGCGTCGTGCCATCGGGAGCAATAAAAGTAGCTCCGCTCGGGAGGGCGTCATAATCGGCGTCGTCTTTGATTTTGGCTGCTCCACCCGGAGGCGTTGCAGTTGACCGCGTTTCTTCAAAGATGCGATCACCCTCAGACGGGCCATGAACGATGCGCAACAGTGTGCGCTCGTAGTTGTCGAGGGCGCGCTGGAAGTCAGCGGGCTTAGCGTTCGGGTCCACAGCGCCAGCGGCCGAGGCCAGCATAGCGCCTTCTTTCTCAGTCACGCTGCCGAGCGCGCCACCAGTCGGGCTGGCCTGCCGCATGGCGGTCAGGTTCTCGATGGTGGCCTGCGCCTTCAGCACGTCAACCTGACGGCGCATTTCGGCTGCTTCAGTTTCAGACAGGTTCGCCATGACCGCGCCGACTATGCCAGCGTTGCCCGGCTTGCTCGAAAGTTCGCGGGCGATGCCAGCCGCCGTGGTGATCGTATCCGTCGCGGTATCCTTCCGCCCGGAAGCGAGATCGGTTTTGGCGGCTGCGGCTTCCGCCTCAAGAGCAGAGGGGCCACCTGGAATATCGACCATGCCGATGACGTTCCCGGCTTCGTCGCGCTGGACCATCTTGCCGGGCGGGATTGTGCCAATGTCATTGTTGCCGCCGACATTGATAGTCTGCCCCTTGCCCCCGCCAATCGGCTTGGGAAGGTTGTCAGCGCCGATGGCATACGGCGTGGGGTCATTCGCTGGGATGCCCCAAGCGGTGCGTTCTTCCTGAGTCATTGGGCGCACAGCTTCCGGGTCTGGCCCGTCATAGAACACGCTTGGCTGCGAATTGGGATCGTTCTGGTTGTAGCGGAGGATATCGCCGCCGCTTTCGAACGTCTGCCAATCAGGCTTGGAGCCCTTGTACAGTTCGCCCGCGATCAACTGCTGTCCGGGACTTGCCCATTCGTTGCCCATCACGTCGAGGAAGGCGTTGGGATTGCCGCTGGCGCGAGCCTCTGCCAAGGCTTCAGCAACGCGCTGCGCACCGGCTGACTCGGCCTCTCCAGCGCGGGCCATGTTGGCATTGTAGAGCAGCGCATCGCCAACGGACGACAAGCCTTCGCCAAGGTTCTGCGGCGTGTCCTTACGAGCAGCAAGGGCGGCGGCAACGTCGCGCATGGCCTTGGCCTGCGCCGGGGTGAGCTTCTGTCCGCCCTGCCCCCAGATAAACGGCTGCGTTGCCATTATGCAGCCCTCCGGCCGAGTTTCATGAGCCCGCCATAGTCAACACGGCGGTAGCCGGACGGGTGAGACTTATCGACCAGTTCGGGATGCTTGCGCTCAAGTTCCTGTGCAATGACGCCCTTGCCGGAGCCGCCATCCTTCCAATCCCAAGTCTTGACCGGGACGCCGCCGACTTTTTCACCAGTCGGTTCGATGTTCTCTTTCAGCCGTTCATCGGAGAAGGCCATGAGCGCCGACGAACCAAGACCAAAGAGGCCGCCAACCGTCGAGTTGTACTGCTGCATCTGCTGGTTGTACTGGCCCATCTGGTTGTTAAAACCGTTCTGGGTAATGCCAGCCACGTCCGTTCCGGCAAGTCCGGTCTGTGGCGATGCGACAGGGTTAGGCGTAGACAGTTGCGTGCCGGATGCGAGCGCGATCAGTTCATTGATGGGCGCCTGCCGTTCCAGCAAGGCTTCCTGCACCGCCTGGTTGCGGCCAGTGAGCATCAGATTGTTGCGGGCGTCGTTTTCCTTCTGGTCGATCTGCGTAATGGCGCGATCATAGGCCGTGGAGCCAAGCTTAATACCCTGATTGCTCAACCGGGCGATCTCGCGTTCGCGGTTCTGGGCAAGCTGCGGATCAAGGCGCTTGTTCGCCAGTTCCATCAACCGGCCTTCGGTCGCCTCATTGTCGAGCGAGAACGGCTGGGACAGCATGCCGTCGAGCTTGGCGGACTGGTTCTGCGCCGTAGTGGCGAGGTTCTGGTTTGTGCCCTGAAGCGCGTCAAAGATCGACTGCTGACCCGCCGAAAGGGTCGTGTTCTGCGTCATCTTGGGCAGCTTGTAGGTCTGCCCCGTTGACGGGTCGGTAAAGTCGTAGGTGCCGTTCTGGTCGTAGGTAACGGAGCCGTTCGGGCCGTTCTGGTTCACAGCATTGAGCTGCTGCTGCGCGATGGCAGTCGAGACGTTGGAACCGGTCTGAGCCGCCGCAGTCTGCTGCGGATTAGGCGCCTGCGGTGCGGATGGTTTGCCCATGCCCTGACCTTTCAAAAGCCGTCGCTCGCCAATCGTCATCGGTGAGCGTGTAGATGATTGCAGCCTCGTCACGACCCGAGAGGCGGGGTATAAGGTGCCCGGTGAAGCCGAAGCGCTCGGCAATCCGCTTCATCCGGGCATTGCTGTCCTTCACCTGAAGGACCACCATCTGCACCCCGATCAACTCAAACGGGTATGCGAAGATCGCGTGCAGCACCTTGGGGGCGAGCCAGCGCGGCGACGTTGCCGCTGCCGACATCTGGATAACGCCCGCCTCAGGGTGCCACTCGTGGTAGACTGCGCCAGCTATCAGATAGCCGTTCTCGACAACGCCAATAGCGCGCGGGTTGCTGAAACCTCTTTCGCAGCCCGGTATGTGGCGGGCGACGAAATCGGCAATGGCCTCATCGAAGCCGTATGCCAGTTCGATCAAACGACGATCCCGCCCGGTTCGAATGTGGTCTCCACAGTCACCAGCTCGGCGCTCGGCGCCGCCTCAGAGCCGGACGTGATGAGCACAACCGGCGCATGGGCAAACCCGGACTTGCCGATGGATACCCATCGCGTCTGTGCGCTGTAGTAGGCTGACCCTGCATCCCACAGCGCCACGTCCCAGAGGCCCACATCCCATTCGCCGGGGCTGGTGCTGATCGCAGCGGCGCTCGGCCATGCCGGGGCATAGGTGGCGTAGTCCGTGGACACGTCCACAATCGGGTTGAACTCATTGCTGGCGCGGAAAATGGCGCGGGCCTGAATGACGGTCTTGTAGCGCCCGATCTGCCCCAGGTGGTCCATATGGCCGACATACTGGTAGTAGATGATCCCGCCCTGATCGGCCCCGGTAATGTCGGCCTGCACCAGTGTTCCGTCATTGGTCCCAAAATAGACCTGATCGTCATTGAGCACGAAGCAGCGGGTGTTCCAGCCCGTAACTTTCGACCAAGCCCCGGTTTCGAGGTTGACGGCAAAGCACAGCGGCGGCGTGACGGTTTCGTCAGCCGTGACCGGGCAGGAGATGTAGCAGATGTTCCGGTTGGTCCATTTGACGATTTCCCACGGCAGGGAGCGGCGCTGGCGGCTTTCGCGCTCCCAATCGGGCTGTATGTTCCTTGACACTGCGGCGAGCGCCAGAGCGGCCGGGTCTTTTGAAATGACAGCAGTCAGTGGCACTAGGCCAATCTCGGTCAGGATGAGCAGATCGCCGCCCACCTTGAGGAATGCATTCTTGCCCAGAGGTGGGGCAGCTTCATAGAGCCCGACAAGGCCCCAGCCGGTCGCGTCCACTGGATCGCCTTGGAACACCGCAACCTCGCCCTTGGTCGAAACGAATGCGATCTTGTCGTCCAGACCGTCTCCGGCATCGAGCGACCATGTGGCGGTAAACATCAGTGTTCCGCCCTTGCGGAAAATGCCCGCCAGGGACACCTGCCCCACGGTTCCGGCTATCGAGTCAGTCGGCCAATACCATGCGTTCTGCGACCCGCCCTCAACGCCCCAGATGCGGTTTCTATAGGCGTTGAGTTGGATGATCTTGTCGCTATCGACGCCATCGAGTTCGCCCACGCCGTTGCCCGTCGCAATCGCGGACCACGAACTGCCATCGTATAGCTGAATGTCATCCGTGCCGTTGGCCGCGAGCAGGAATTGCCCACCTACCGTGGTGAAGTTCAACGCCGAATAATAGTCGCTGGTCTGTCCCGTCACATCGGCGGCGGGCGCAACGTCCGGGTCAGCGACCGAGGTCAGGTTGTAGATGGAGCCATTGGCGGCCCCGAACATCTCGTGAGCAACGGTCCCGACATACGAGAACGCGCTTTCCAGCGGCTCGCCATCCTCTGCGGTGGCGTGCTTGCGCGAGCCGGAGCGCATCTTAATCCCGGTTGTGGTCGGGTAGAAGTTCTCCAAAACGAAAGCCGATCCCGGAGGGGCAGCAGCTAGGTTGGTAGCCGACACCCAGCCCGCCGTGGGGGCAATAAAGGGCTTATGCTCCATCACCTTCTGGCGACGGCGCGGGGCAGGCTTGCGCGGGTTGAGCAGCATTTACGGAACCGGCGTCACGGTGCCGGGCCATGCATAGTTGCCCTTCACGCGCGCCCTGCCTCGAATGACGGGCTTGGAGCCGCCGTCCTCATTCATCAGGCGGTTGAGCAGGATGTTGAAATCCTGCATTTCCTCGGAATAGTCCTGAAGCTTCGACTGCTTCCACTTGTAGATGATGCAGAGCCGCAGCAGCTCCTCATTGAGCCGGAACGTGTCCGTATCAGCGGTAAACTCGGTCTGTGAGCCGCCGCTGCCCGTCACCACCAGATTGGAGACGTACCAGTATTTGGCCGTCTCGGTGGATGCCATCGTATCGAGGATGTGCAGTTCCCCGCCGTAGATGGTCCACGAGCCCGATACCTGCGTATAGGGCAGCGTGAGCAGTTCCAGCCACTTGTCGGTGTCAACGATGTGGTCCATTGCCCACTGGTAGCGGCTGGACCAAAGGCTGGCCGTGGTCAGCATCCGGTCATAGTCGGACGGCAGCGCAAAGCCCGTGGCAGACCCGTCCCCGGTAACGGTTTCGATGGTCCGCAACAGGTGCCAGTCGTGCGCCTTGAGGATCGTCAGAACCGAGTCTGAAATGACCGCCTGCAAGGCATAGGCGTCCTGCGTCGTCGCAGCGTAAAGCACGGTTGGCCGCGCAATGCCGATCTTGGTAGAGGCACGCTGGACGACGCCAAGGATCGTCATTTACGCAGCCTCAGCCGGGGCGGCGTTGAGCAGTTCGCGCAGTTTGTTGGCGCCTGCCTTGTGGTGGTAGGGGATGCCCTTGGCGTCGAGTTCGGCGCGGAGAATGTCAACCTCCTCCTGCCCTTCGGCGGCAACGGGGTTCATGGCCTTGGACAGCATCTCTTCCATTGCGGCCATGCGTTCGGCCATGTCGGCAATCTGCTTGTCCTTGGCGGCCTCACGCTGCGCAGCCTTGGCGGCGTCGGAGTTATCGAGGAAGGCGCGGGCCAGTTCCTGGAGTTCGCGGGCATGGGGGAGCCGCACCTTGCCGCGCTGCATCTCGGTCATGTCGCGCACGGCTTCCACGGTACGAATGCCGGTGAGCCGGAAGATTTCGGCCTGTTCGGGCGTGATGCCCGGCCATGCGGCCAGCGGCGTGCCGTTCAGCGGGATTTCGCGGCCTTCGCGCCATGCGTCGTAGGCAGGTTCAACGTCTTTCCAGATCGCCGTCATGTAGGCGACCTTTTCGGAGCTGTTGGCGCCGTCGCGGTGCTTGATGTTTGCAGGGTTCATATGGTCAACGCGGTCCTCGTTCCCCATCGTCTGGGGAGAGTGAACCGGAACCCATTTCACCCAATCAATGGCCTTGCCTTCGGCGCCGTAGGTCTGGCGGAAGCCGGTTACGATGATGTGTGTCATGTTGCTCTCTTGGAAGGTGGAACGAAGGCCCCGCCCGTAGGCGAGGCCCGTATGTTCAGGACGGTTTAGGCCGTCTCCGGCTCCATCTGGACTTCCAGCGTCGGGAAGTTCAGGAAGCCGGTGGTGTTGACCGCATCGGCGCCACCTGTGGCAGTGCCGAAGTGCATCCCGTTGATGAAGATGCCAACGGCGGCAGCGTCATCAACCTGTCCAGCATCGCCGGTCGGCCCCAGCTTCTTGTTGGCGAGGGCAGAGGCTTCAGACATGATGCCGCAGCCGCCGTAAATCTGGAGCCAGCCGAACTCGTCAACAGCACCAGCGCCTTCCGAAACGCCGATCCAATCCCCTTCGAGAATGGAACCGGCGGTGTCGGTGTCGGTCATGAGGGCGAGGTAGTCATTGCCGAACGAGCAGACATAACCGTCGCCGGTTACGCCACCCGTGCCGAGCTTGACGTAGACATAGACCTTGCCGTCATGCGTAGTCACGCGGTCGCCAAGGCCGAAGCCCTTGCCACCAGCGGTATTTTCGGCCGCAGAAGTCCACTCATCGAACTTCATGCCAATTGCGTAGCCCATTTTCGTTGCTCCTTAGGCAGCGTCGATCAGGAGGCCCTGAACCGAGCGATTGGTGCAGACGAGGGCGCCCATCCAGTACATCGGCACAACGACCGCATCCTGGTTGATCGGCTTCTTCTCGTCGTCGGGGGTCCACTGCGCTTCCTTGTGCTGGACCAGATAGAGGTAGTCCGTGTTGAGGAAGTAGGCGCGCTCGGCAGTGGTGGTGAAGTTGGTGTTGTCATCGAAGATGACTTCACAGCCCTTGTACATGACGGCCTCAAAGCCAAGCTCGCCAGTCCCGGCGCGAGCGTAGCGCTGGTTCTGCTGAAGCGAAGCCTCGAACGTGGAATACACGTCATGGGAGGCAACGATCAGGTCGGGCTTGTCGGCGCCACGAACCACGTTCAGCCAGAGCGTGTTGAACTCGCCCTGAATGGTCGAAGTGGACCAGGTGTTGGTGCCGGTCATTTCCTTCACGGCGTTCTGCCAGAAGGTCCAGGTGCCGGAGTCGATACCGCCAACAATGCCCTGCCCGTTCGTCTGGAGAATGTGCGACAGGCCACCGATCTGGTTGGTCAGTGCGCCGGACGAATAGAGGTCGATGGAGAAGTTGTTGGCAGCGGTCTTGAGGGCGTTGCTCTTGCGGGTCTTGACCAGATTGATCATCGCCTCTTTGGAGCTGTTCTGGCGCAGCTCGCGACCGGACGCCGTGACGTGAAGCGCGACCTGTGCCCAATCATACTTGGCCGAGGTCACAACGTCAGAGGCGTTGGTGTTGAGCGTGTCGTAGCCCGCGTAGCGCTGGTACGTGCTGTTCTCGCCATATTCGAGCGGGAACTGAAGCTCGTAACCGCCGCCAACGGTCTTGATCTTGCCCTTGGCCTTCAGCTTGCGCAGAAGGGCGTTGTGGTTGCTCACGTTGTCGGTGACTTCGGTTGCGGTGTGGCGCAACGTGGTGGACACCATTTCCGTGAACACAGCCGATGGAGTAGCCATCTATCTATGCCTTTCGGGATTTATCCCAGATGGCCGAAAGCTCGTCGTCAATCGACGGCGCTCTGGCCTTGCCGGATGAGGTTGAGGTGACGTTGACGCTCGTTGCCTGCTTGGCGGCCACGGCCTTGGCTGCATCCTTGGAGGCGGCGGTTGTCGCGGCCTCTGTCTGCGCCCTCAGGGCGGGGTCTGCCTGCACGGCAAGCTCATAGGCTTTGTCCAGAATGGCGGAGTGTTTTGCCTCTGGGCCAAGCTGCGTCTTTGCTTTGCCGATGAAGAACGGAAGATCGGCCTCAACAGCGGCGTAGTGCGGCTTTGACTCTGCAAAGCGGCTGACCTCTGAGATGACTTCTCTTTCGTTCAATACCCGTTCGATCATTGCGGGGCTTTGCAGGCCGGAAATGGTCTGCTTCAGTCCGGCGATTTCACGGAGTAACTGTTGCTGGTCCGCAGGAACCTGCGTGACCTGACCGCCGAACGCCTCCGCCAGCTTCTCGCGAAGCCCGTAGGTGTCAGCAATCGAAAGGAGAGTATCGAGCGGCGCCTTGTCCATGGCGCGCTGGATATTGGCGAGATAGCGAATGCCATCCGCAGGGGTGATTGACTGCCCATCCGCGCTCTTGAGGTTGCCGTTGAAATACTCGGCGAACTCCGTCGCGGCATCGTTGAGCGGCTTGAACTTCGATACGAACGCGCCCTGCTCGGAAAGCTTGGCGTGCAACTCGTTGGACCGCTCGGTCAGCTTCTGCTGCACCTCTGGCGCCAGCGTGGCCCATTCGGGATCAAGGCTGCTCAACAGGCGATTTGCCGGGAGAGGAACGGCGGGCGTCGAACCGCTCTGCTCCTCTCCCGTCTCACCTTCCAGTGAGGGCGTCTCCGGCTCCTTTACAGGCTCCGGTGTCTCTTGCTCGCCATTGGGGCTGACGAACTTGCCACCATCGCCACGATCTGCGCCGTTGGTCACATAGGCGCGGTCCCAGATGCCATCCAGTTCCGTGTCGAGATTGACCGGCTCCGATGTGATGGTTTCAGTCTGGGGAATGATGGGGGCTTGGGTGGTCTGCTCAAGAGCTTCGACGCCGCTCATGCTTCTGCCTTTTGTTTGGTGGACTTGTCGTAATCCCGGTATTCATCCGAGACTTTCAAACCGCGCTTGGCGGCGAACTTGGCGTTCCTGATCTTGCCCTTGGTCGGGCTTTCGTCGGGCTCCAACACACGGCAGCCACTGGCCGCGAGGTCGTAGCGATGTTCGGCCCGGCTGGTGATGATCTTGCCCGTGGCGGGGCTTTCAAATGGCACGAACTGCTCAACCACGATGCGCGGTAGGCAAATGCCGTCACGCTCGGGAATAGGCATTGCTTCGCCGGTTCCGGGATCGCGGAACGCGCCGTCTTTCCAGATGTAGCGGGGCATCAGCTCGGTACGTATTCCACGCCGTCCGTGTCATAGAGGATGACCGGAGGGGCGTTGGTGGTGAGGGTGATAGCTGGGCCGGTTGTCGTGACCACGGCAGCGGGCGACTTCCCACCCGTTACCGCAACCTGCGTCATGGGCTTGCCGCCAGAGGCCACGATCTGCACCGGAGGGAGATTAGGATGCGCCATCACTTGTCTCCCTTCGGTTTCGCCGCTGCCTTGGCCTTGGTCGCCTCAACGCCTGCCTGAGTGGTGCGGATTGAGTTGTCGGTAGCGACTGCGGCCTGGTCAATCTTGGCTTCGGTGGTGGCAATGGTGGCCTGCGTTGAAACCTGCGTCTGGGCGATCTTGCGGTTGAGCAGTTCGATCTCCAGCGTGCCCTTCTCCATGTCCTGACTGTGCTTTTCGGCAAAGGCCACGCGCTGCAACCGGGTCAATTCGGTCTTATCCAGAAGGTCTTGCTGGCGAGCGGCAGCGGCATCCTGCGCTTCCTGCGCCTTGATTTGGCGCTGCAATGCCTCTTCCTCGCCCTTGGACTTGGCCTCCATGAGCTTCTGCAAGCCCTCGCCCTGCACCTTCTGGGCGTCAGCGTTGGCCTTGACGCCATCCGCCTTTGCCCGCTCGGCATCGGCCTGCGCCTTGATCTGTTCAGGGCTTGGCGGCTTGGGCTGGCCGGACTTCTCCTTGGCCGATGCGATTTCCTTCTCAAGCGCGTCCTCAGTGGACTTGCCCAGCGTGAACAGGCGTGCCGTCGCGGCGTAAATCTCCAGCGCGCCTTCCTGGCTCATCACGCCGCTTTCCACCAACGGCGCAACGCCTTGGAAGTACGCCGCCGTGCCCTGAAGGAACTCGGCCTGCTCCTGCTTTTTCTGCGTCAGGTCGGCGCGCACCGTGGAGTCGCTTTCCACGTCCACGCGGAAGTTGCTGACTACGCGGTCATTGAGCAGCGTATTGACGGCCTGGATGTGCGCCAGCTTCTTCTGCCGGGCCTGCTCCATCTGTTGGGCCTGCTGCTGCGCCTGCTGATACTGCTGAAGCATCTGCTGCGCCTGTTCGGGTGTCGTCCCCTCCTCCGGGGATGGAGGCTGCGGAGGCATGGGCACCGGCTGCAATTCCTGCGGCGACGGGGCGAGTTGAATGCCCGTCATGGCCTGCAAGGTCTTGGCCGTGAACTTGGCGGGGATGATCTCTGCCATCATCACGAACAATTCGCGGGCGGCGCGCTCCATCATGCGCTGCATCTTCTGGATACGCAGCGAGCCCCACTGGCTCTTGATCTGCTGTGCGCCGAGGGTTTCTGTCGCCTTGGTGGCACCGCGCACAATGTCGCTGATGCCGGTGATTTCGTAGATCGCCTGCTTGGTTTCGTTGCGGTTGGTGTAGAGTTCACGCAGCGCGAGGATGAACTTCTCGATAGGCCAGAACGCTACGGCATTCGCCAGCCCGCCATGCTCTGCCCAGATTTCGGCATCGGCAATCGGGGTAAATTCCGCGTCGTCCGACTCCAGCATATTGGCGAGGTCGGTGGCGCTACCAGCGTACCAGCCGCGCACCTTCATCTGGTTAGTGAGCGCGGCAATGCGGCGGGTCGTGGTGTCGAGTTCGTCAGCCAGCTTGCGATAGATCGAATACGGGTTTACCGGCATCAGCCGCCCGGTAATCTCGATGGGCTGCATCGGCGTGGCGCAGGGGAAGAACTTGGTCAGCCCGAGCGGATCGGGGACAACCTTTAGCTGCTTGCCGGTGTCCTCCTCGATAAACCGGACCTTGCCCTTTTTCTTGTCCCAGACTTCCCAGACCACAACGTCATTATCGGTGTCGCCGCGCTCCAGCTTGTCCTCGGGAAGCGTCTGGGCGTCGGTAATGGCCTTGTCTGCGAAGGTTTCCAGGTCTTCCATCGGGATAGCATGGCGATACGCTTCCCAAGGGCGGTCTTCCCAGCGCTTGGCCGGGCCGTGACGGTAGTCGCGCCAGCTTACGGCTTCGAAGCAGACGCGCTCGTTTCTAACTGTCTCTGACGCACCAACTCGGTCAGCGCCTGATCCGGCGTCAGAGGCTCCTGCGGCCAATCCATAACCACTTCCACCTGAGCCGCCAGCCACGTCAGCATTGCCTGATGGCTCGGTCCGCTCATCAACGAACGCTTCAGCGAGTTGGTGAAGGTCTGCATTGTCTGGCTCTCCGCCCTCTACATCGGCCTTGAAGCGGAGCCGCACAATACCACGTCCCGCAAGGAACGCATCATGCGCGCCTGCCTCCATCTCGATCTGCAAGCGGCTATCGTCAACCTGAACGCGAATGGCGCGCTCCAGCAGTTCCGACACGTCCTTGGCCGCCTCGTCATCATCCGCGAACCTGCGGCGAATGTCGGGCTGCGGAGGGCTGTTGATAATGGCGGGAACGATAGTCTCGACATTGGCAAAGAGGATGTTGAAATCCAGCCCTGCCGTCTCACGCCCGTCCGTGGCTTCGCCCGTGTATGCACTGACAGCGCGCTCTGCATCGTCAATCCACGTCTTTTCGAGCTTGCCCGCAGCCTCGATCCGCTCGATCCATTTCTTGCCCGCAGTGCGCAAGGCTTCGCCATCCGGCTTGCGCCGGTCGGTGTTGGTGTCAGCCATGAATGCTTACCTTGCCTTGCGCCGCCTAATCATCGCGTCCACAGCGGCTTTCACCGACATGTTGCCAACAATGCTGCCGTCTGGTTTGGCCTCGTAGGCCAGTTCTGTAGGCTTGGGCTTGGGCGGCTCGCGCTTGATCTGGTCGCGCCAGGCCAAGCCCAGATAGCGCCACGATGAACCGATATGCTCGGCCCAATCCTTGACCGGGTTCTCACGGAACGTCTTGAGTTCGTCGTCCCATTCCCGGCGATAGTTCTTCAGGCCCTCAATGCCCAGCTCGCACCGCTCTGCATCGAACGTTGCAACCTTGATTGCCTCTCGGCCGGCGTGAATGCCATCGGCAACGGCAATGCGCTTGACCAGCTTGGGCTTGCGCTTCTTGGCCTTCAGGGTATCCCAGCGGGTGTGCTTGGCGCCCCAGATGAACTCCATAACGTCATCAGGCACGTAGTCGTCGCCGTGGTAGCCCTTGTCGTCGAGCCACTTGATCCAGTCGTCCAGATCGTCGCTCTCGGGCCGGTAGAAGTCCACAATCCTCAGCTTGCCGCCAATAACCTGGAAACACCAGATCGGGTTGTTGACGGCCTTTCCTAGATCCCATGCGGTATGGACGGGATGGTTGTAGTCCACCGCCACTTCACCAATGCGCCCCTCACGGTCGGCCACCGACATTTCAGCGCCCCAATAGGCACCGATCATCGCGCCAGCGAATGAGCAGAGGTATTCCTGTTCGAATAGCGCACGGCCCAGATCAGCGCCGTGCAAGTCCTGGTATTCCTCCAGCGCTTCCTTGAGCACTGCGGGCGTTAGCGCCTGTGTGTCCTCAATCGAGAGGAGCTGGCTGAACCACGTATCGGGCTGCGTCTGCGCCCGGTTGTACATCGTCTTGGCGTGGTTGTTGCCGCGAGGCGTCGTGATGAATGCCGCGAAGCCCTTGGACTCGCGGATCATCGGAGAATGGTAGGCCCACGCTGCCGGGTTGCTCAGCGCCCACTCGGAATAGGCAATCCCCTTTGGTCCCGAGCCTACCGTGCTGTCATACCGATCCGATCCGATAAGCTGGAACGTTGCGCCGTTGACCAGTTCGATGAACATGTCATCGTCCTGCATTCGCTTTATCAGCGCTTGCGGGAATGCCTCGAATATACGGCGCTTGCCGGTGTGGCCGTTAACGCCGTTCCAGATCGCCTTGCGGGCCTGCTTCTGTTCGGGGAAGCAGTGCCAGTATGTGCCGGGGTCTTTCCAGGCCAGTTCGCGCATGGCATTCAGGACAATCTCGTCCTTGCCTGCTCGACGGTGCCAGATGGCTATCAGCCTGTCGTGAGTGCGTTCAACTAGCGCCCGGTGGAATGCCTGCTGATACCAGCGCACCCGGAACTCATATTCCGTCACTTGTTCTCGTAAACCGTCTTGAACACGATGCCGATGTCCCCACCATCTTTGCCGCTATGCTCAACGCTGGCGAGCTTGGCATGGACATAGGGGGCGGCGGCCTTGGCAGCGTCCATGCGGATTGCGGCCTCTTGGCCCTCATCCCGCAGAACGCCCAGCATGTAGTCCAGCGGCATGATCCCGCCTTCAGCAGCGGCCTTGCGCGCCTCTTCGTTCATGCGGGTTGTGGCACCAGGCTTTCGGCCTGCGCCTTCCCTAGAGCCACCGCGAGCCATGTTTGATTATCTTTGATTGTTTGAATTTAATTCAAAGCGGCGAGGTCAGCGAGGTAAACGACTTCTGCCATGCGTTACCTCGGAAATGCGAATTTGGTGCCCAGCCGGGGCTCGAACCCGTTTGTTACTCTTCGTCGCTACTGAGGTGATCAGTCTGTTCGCGAACGCGAGAGCCGCCAATTTCCGATAGGCGCGGCCATATTCCCAAGGGCTTGGAATGCGAAACCCGCCGAGCGGTGAAGCTGGCGGGCTGAAGGCGCAATAAGCGCTATACCCAAATCACTAGCACCCGTTTCCGGTTCGGTCAATAGGCAATCAAGAGGTTGCATTACGCCGCCTTGCCGCGCGTCTTGAACCCAACCACTTCGCTCAATTCCTCCAGCGCATCGAGCAGCTTGTCCACCTCACGCTCTACAGCCCTGCCGCTAGGCTTGCCAGAGGGGCCGGGAGCGGCGCTGTCACTGCATGGGATCAGGAGCACCACACAGGCAATGATGCGGTCTAGCGCCTCCTTGTGCATCAGCCCCGGCTTGGCGACGGAGCCGAACAGGTCGAGTAGCTGGCGCGCGGCGTCTATACCTGCCACTGCCCCGTTGTCATGGGCCATGATGGAGGTATCGACGCGAACGCGGCTGAGGTCGATGGCGGGGGACATGCTGCCGCCATAGAGGCGTTCGTATTGGCTCTTGAACCACTCTGCGGCGCGCTCGTGATGGTCAAGCCGGCGACGGATCAAAGCAAGGCCCCCGATGCGCGTAACCGCGTTCTCTTGGACCCACACCTTGCCGACATGGATGTCCTGTGGCCGCTTCGCCTTCTGCGCCAGGAACTCGCTGTCCGTCATGGACGGGTCTTGAATGCGCCGGTTCTGGATTATCTGGTCGGTCGCCATGCAAAGTGCCCCTTTGATGTTGCAACAGAGTACGTGATTTGCTAGTGTTTGTCTGTAGTTAGCGACGAAAACAGCGCGTTTCCCTCCATAATTCGCGCCATCATTTCCGGCTTGCCAGCGTGCTCAACGAGCAAGTCATGCAGCGTCGGCATCCGCACCATCGGGCGCAGCCATCGCCACAGCCCAGACTGATCCACGATGTTGCGCTTATCCCGAACCTGCCACCTCCATACCGGGTAGACGCGGGGCGCTTCGGACTCTGTGACGGTGAAGCCCATCTTGACTTCCTTCCATTGCCAATCGGCATCGCGGGGGTCGCTCATGTGTCTGCCGTTCCTCTGTCTAGGTGGGGAGGGTTGGCCTTCGGTTCGTCTACGCGGCTGGAGCCCTCGAAATCGCTGATGACGTACTCGTCAGGCAGGTAGGCCCAAGCGACGATGCCGTGACCGTTGTTGGCCCGCGCCTCAATGGTGTAGTCGCCGGTTTCGTCTTCCCACATGAACTCCTCTTCGTCCTTGATGTGGACGCCACGATGCCCACTCGCGTACTGCGTCCACACCCAAGCTCCAGCGGGGGCTGTGTCGATTGGCATCCATTCAGCGGGGTCGCCCTTCGGGTCTAGGTCGCTCATGGTGTTCCTCTGTCTGGGTTACGCGGGAATGGCTTTGGAAAGCCGCGCCTCAAGCTCAGCGACCTTCTGCTCAGCGATGCGAACCTTGTCGGCTGGCGAGAGATTCCCGACCTTCTGCACCGTCAGCGTGTAGCGCTCGAAAGGGTTGTCCCGGTCGTGGACGTTCATCTCGACGTAGTTCTCCGCGCCATTCGCTTTGAAGTACGAGATGAAGGCGACGGCGATGTGCTCAACCGCTGGCCCCAGAACCTCCATGCTGAACTCGCCATCACCAAACCTGATCTGGCGCATGCGAGGCTCAAGACCTTCCTCCGCCAGCTTGCGCCAATGGTCGCGCTCGGCCCTCAGTTCTGCCTTGGTCTGGGTCTCAGGTTTCATGCCGATTTTCCTTTGCCAAATCAGTGAATTACTGTACTCTCAGAACGTCGAAAACACCAGCAAATCCGGGGTTTTTCGCGCATATTCCCCCCATTTCCCCACCCCAAAAATCGCCCACGAAACACGACGCGAACACCATCCTCAAAAGCCTCTTTAGGGGGTGGTGGGAGACACGGAAGGGGGTTGATGGAGGGCTTCCTCGGCACGCAGCTTGTCGAGGCAGCGAATGCCAACACGCATAGCCTCGGCGCGAGTAGGCCAGAATGCCCGACCGTTTTCCCCATACGCCTTGCCGTCTATTGCGGGGTAATAAGAGCCCTGCTTCCAGCCGTCGATCCGCGCCTCGTCACCGAACGCCGTTCGTTTCACTTGCAGTCGTTTCGTCGTCATATTCTCGTCTCCTATACTTGGGGGAGGGGGTGGGGTTAGGCGGCGTATAGAGTCCAGTTGGCGTTGTTCCATAGGTTACCCTTTTCTGCCTTCACGGTATCGACGGTTCCCCGTTTCCGCGTGAAGCCCCTGGCTATGGGGACACCCTTGTG